TACAAGGAGCAAAACTATGCCATTAGTCAAATCTGCCAAACCAGCAGCATTTAAAAAGAATATTGCTACTTCTGTCAAAGAAGGCAAACCAGTTAAACAATCCGTTGCTATTGCCTATTCAGAAGCAAAAGCAGCTAAAAAAGTAGCAGCAAAGAAAACAACCAAAAAAGGTAAATAATGGACATCAAATCACTAAAAATCACTTTTGAGCATACAACTGCTGAATTAGAACTAATCCTTGCTGGACTTCGTAAACTTCCTATGGAATTGGTACAAAAGCTCCATGATGAGATTATTATGAAAGCCAATGCTGAAGTAGCAAAACAAATGGCTGAAGCACCAAAAGAAGAAGAACCTGTAGCTGTAGGTGTAACTCCAGTAGAAGCCGAATAATGACTGCTCCTAACATATATCTTCCTTACCCAGTTCCCCAATCTATCGAGGAGCTGCAATCCGATATGAATACATTGGTATTACAGCCTGGAGTTCCACAAGAGCTTCAAGACCAATATACCAATCTTATCAATAGCCCTACTTTCCAAGCTGATGTAGACCAAGCAGAAGCTAATAGTGACAGTATGGCTAATGAGTGATAGCATTAAATCATGGAAGCACAAGTAAGCACCGAAAACCTCAATGAAAATAAAGATTTACAGGTTGATTCAACTGTAGATAAGGGAGGCGCACCTGAAGGCAATCAAAATGCTAAGAAGGGGAAGCTTTTTTATGAGCAGTTAAGAAGGATTCTTGTGCAAAATGACCATGCAAGACTGAGGAAGATTACTGACAAGTTTGTAAAGGCAGCAGAAGATGGTGAAGCTTGGGCCATCAAAGAAATCATGGATAGGATGGATGGCAAAGCTATTCAGCAAACTGAGATTACTGGAGCTGATGGAGCAGAATTTGCCAAAGGAATAGGTTTTGTCTTTGTCGATGCAAAACCAGATTGATACAACAGGCTTTATTTGGCCTAAATTCCCTAAAAAGCTTAAATGCTTAGTTGAGCCAGAGCACTCTAGATACAGGGTGCTTTTTGGCGGTAGAGGGGGCGCAAAATCGCATAGTGTAGCGAGAATGTTGCTATGCAAAGGAGTTATCAGGACTATCAGAGTTCTTTGTGCTCGTGAGTTCCAAACTTCTATTAAAGATTCTGTTCATAAGCTACTAGTAGACCAAATCTATGACCTTAAGCTAGAAGCCCATTATGAAGTTACTCAGACCACAATCAGGGGTAAAAATGGTACAGAATTTATATTTGCTGGTATTAAAAATAATATTAATGGTCTAAAAAGTATAGAAGGAATAGATTATTGTTGGTGTGAGGAGGCAAACAATATTTCTAAACTTTCTTGGGATATTCTTATTCCTACTATTCGTAAAGAAAACTCCGAGATATGGGTGACTTTTAACCCTGAGTTGCCAACTGATGAAACTTACAAGCGGTTTGTGATTAGCCCACCAGATAATGCTGTAGTGCAAAAAGTAAATTGGAATGACAATCCTTGGTTTCCTGATGTATTGGATATTGAAAGAAATACCCTTAAAACAAGGGATTTTGAGGCTTATCAGAATGTCTGGGAAGGCTTTACTAGAAGCACCATTGATGGAGCAGTTTTTGCTAGAGAAATGCAAAGGGCTGAAGCAGATGGTCGCATATGCAATGTTCCTTATGACCCTGTAAAGCCTGTAATGGCAGTATTTGATATTGGATGGGCTGATGCAACTGCGGTCTGGTTTGTGCAGTTTATAGGCATGGAAACTAGGCTAATCCGCTATTACGAGACAACTCAAACAACTATGAGTGAGATATTGGCTAAGATGCAGACCTTTGGCTATGTCTATGACACCTTATACCTACCCCATGATGCTAGGAATAAGACTATTGCATCTAATGGCAGAAGCATTGAGGAAATCGTCAGAGCTGCTGGATATAAGGTACAAATCATTGACAGAGTGCCTATTGCTGATTCAATCAATGCAGCAAGGACTATTTTTAATGCTTGCTACTTTGACAAGAATAATTGTGGCCCTGGATTAGACTGTCTGCGCCATTATCGGTATGATGTAGACCCAGATACTAAGCAATTTAGTAAGACACCAGTTCATGACAATTATTCGCATGGAGCTGATGCTTTCAGGTACATTGGCCTAATGATTCAAGAAAAGAAAGTAGTCAAAAGAAAGCCTATGAATTATGATGTTACAAGCTGGATGAGCTAATAGGAAAACATTATGGTAATGAATGTTGCAAGCAATGGTGGAGTCTATTCCACCGAATATGGCGATGACTATGAATCAGGAGTAATTGAGGAGGCCAAGGAGTTTCTTCGATTTTGCGCTGAAAATGACTCAAATAATCGAGTCGAGGCATTAGATGACCTTAAATTCGCTGGTGGGGATCAATGGCCTGTAGAGATTCAAAATAGCAGATTGCTTGAATCTAGACCTTATTTGACTATCAACAAGATTGATGCTTATTGCCGACAAATAGCCAACCAGCAAAGACAACAAAGACCTCGAATGGTGGCTCATGGTATGAATACCGAGTCCGATGAAAAGGTCGCTGAAGTTATTACTGGCATCCTCAGACATATTGAGAACCAATCTGATGCTGATGCAGCTTATGACAATGCTTTTGAGTTTGCAGTTCGCATGGGATGGGGTTACTGGCGCATAGTTTATGACTATCCAAGACCAGACTCAATGGAGCAAGAAATCTACATTAAGCGCATTGAAAACCCATTTATGGTCTATTTTGACCCTAATTCCAATGAACCTGATGGCTCAGATGCAGAGAAATGCTTAATTACTGAAGTTATTTCTAAAGAATCATTCCGAAAAATGTACCCTGGTGCAGATGATGGAGGCGGTTTCAATCCTCGTGGCACAGGTGATAGTCAGTCAGAATGGATTACTAAAGAAGATATTCGCATTGCTGAATACTTCTATACCGAACACAAGCGCACCAAGCTTTACCTATTATCCGATGGCACTACTTGCTATGAAGATGAAAAGCCTTCTGAAAGCATGATGCTTGATGCTGGAGTTTATGTAGTTTCAAAGCGAGAAACCATTAAAAAACAAGTTAAATGGTGCAAATTGACAGGTATGCAAGTTCTTGAAGAAAGAGAATGGCCTGGTCGCTATATCCCAGTTGTGCCTGTTTATGGTCAGCAACTTATTGTTGATAGTAAGAAGAAGAAGTTTGGTCTTACTCGCATGGCTAAAGACCCACAGAGAATGTATAACTTCTGGTCTACAGCTCTGACTGAGTCTGTTGCCCTTGCTCCAAAGGCTAAATTCCTCCTTGCAGAAGGTCAGGATGAAGGTCATGAGATGGAGTGGAATACAGCTAACATTAAATCTATGCCTGTATTGCGCTATAAGCAGACAGATTCTGATGGAAAACCAGCTCCAGTTCCTACAAGGATTCAGCCAGAACCTCCTCCAACTGGAATGGTTACAGCTCTCCAAGGATTAAATTCAGACTTAATGGCCGTAGTCGGTATTTATGACCCTGCTCAGTTGCCACAAGGTATGCAGTCAGGAAAAGCATTGAATGGTCAGCAACAGCAGACCGATATGACTAACTTCCATTACTATGACAACCTTACAAGGTCTATTAGGCAGTCTGGTCGCATTTGTTTAGACCTCATTCCTCATATTTATAGCAATGAAAGAGTCATGCGAATCATTGGAGCTGATGGCAAAGGTGAGTTGGTAACAATCAATCAAAAAGCCCAAGATGAAGAAGGTGTTGATAAAGTTCTTAATGATGTGACTACAGGCGAATATGACATTGTGATGGAAACAGGCCCAGGCTATGCTTCCAAGCGACAAGAAGCTGTAGATTCTATGATGACTTTGCTGACTTCAGACCCAAATCTAATGCAACAAGCTGGGGATTTAATCTTTAGAAATATGGACTTCCCAGGGGCAGACATTATTGCTGACCGATTGGCTGCTGCTAATCCATTGGCTCAAGTTGATGAAAAAGCAGATATTCCACCTCAAGTTCAGATGCAGCTCAAACAGTCACAAATGACTATTCAGCAGTTGCAACAGCAAATCCAGCAAATGACTTTAGACATGAAGTATGGGGCTTCTGTTGCACAGCAAAAAGATGAGGCAGCAAATCAGCGCAAACAAATGGAGCTGGAAGTTCGCAGAGAAGATACCAGGATGCGAACCGATACTCAGGCGCATGATACTGTCATTAAGACTCAAACTCAGC